CCCGAGTGAGCGACCACGAGGAGCGGGAGCACGAGGCGAGCGACCTCGAGCGGGTCATCGACCTCGGGAGATACGAAAATCTCGGCGGTGAAATCCTCGCTCGCTGTAGGCGGGAGGATATCTGCGAGCGCCTTCTTGCGACCTGTTGCAGGCGGGAATCCGCAAGCGAGGCGCAAGGTAGGTTCCTCATCGCCACCATCGGCGATTGAGCGAGCGATGAGTGATGCGCTACGCTGTGCAAGCGAGGCGAGCCACTGTTCGCGGGTTTTGAGAGCGGGCATTTTGTGCCACCTTTCCAGTCGGTGTCGGCGGGTTGCCGATGGAGTAGTTTAAACACGCCGATTTTTGATTGTCAAGCATCTCGGTAAAAGTGCAGGTCAGAGCCTTAATTCCGAGGTTTAAACGGGGTCGGTTACTCATCGGTAACATCGACCCGAATCATCCCCAAAATTGCAACCAAAATCAGACCCAAAATCGCTAAAGTCAGTATTTTACGCTGTTTTTTGTGATTGTTGAAAGTTCAACTAATCGCTAAAGTCAGTTAAAATAGCAAGCGATAGAGCATTTTCGACCATTTTCGAATCTGCAAAATTGGCACTCTCGGCGGTTGAGTGCCAGCCTCGCGCATAATGCGCGCGCGATGGTTTCGCAGGATGGCGCACACTCGGGTCACGCTCGGGTAATTCACACATCACGCAGGCACATCGCAGGTGTTTAAACACATCACGCGCACGCATACGCGGGTGTTAATCCCACGCATACGCCAGCGGAAATAAATACACGCGCGTACACACGCGGGTAGTTCTTTCACGCGTGCGCTCGCTTGCGCGCGGGTTAATTCATACCCACGCACACGGGAAATAACACGCGCGCACACGCGCGCGATTTACGCGGGCGAGCGCAGGTGTTAATTCCACGCGCACACGCGCGCGTTTCTTTCGCCTGCGTGCGCGCGGGTAATAATCCCGCACATACGCGCGCGATTATCGCGCCCGTAGGCGCGCGCGGTGTGGTTAATTTCCAATCGGGGCAAACTGGGGCAAATCGGACATAGCCAAAGTGGGGCAATTCGGACATTTCGGCAGGGGATAAATCATCCCAAATCGGACATTTCGAATGTGGTCAAAAGCGGTCAAAACGGACATCGGCGGGAAGTTTAAACACGCGTACGCGCGCAGGGAATATCCCGCGCATAGCGCAGGGGATATATCCCGTAGGCGCGCGGGTGTTATTTCACGCGTAGGTGCGCGCGTTGTTGATATCTCCAGCCTGTGGATAACTTCCCCATCGTAGGCTCAGAGGCTGTGGATAACCTGTGGAGAAAGTCTGTGGATAACCCATCGGAAAATAACATCCAACGCGCGGGCACTCACGCGGTTTAAACACACACACGAGCGGGAAATCTATCGCGGGCGTACGCGCCTGTTTAACGCCTGCGTATGCGCGCCTGTTGGAATTACCCACGGCGAGCGTGAGCCACGCTCAGAGCGAGCCGAGGAGCCGATTTACGCTCAACCTACGCTCAGCCTCGGGGAATCTATTACGCGAGCGTGCGCGGGTGGAATACCACGCGAGCGTGCGGGCGGAGTATTGCGGGCGCGGGCGCGGGCGGTATTACGCGCGAGGCGGTTTTGAGAGTAGTCGTCTGAGCGCACGCCAGCGCTCAACAAGCGTGCCGAAAAGCCCCATATCGCGCGTGCGCTTGCGCGTTTAAACACCTGTGCGCGCGCGTTTCAGCGCGTTTGACCCCAGGGTTTTTAAACTGGCTGCGTGTATGTGCGTGTGTATCCACACACATAACTTTGCTAGGGGTCGCAAAGACAGTATGAAATACTGGCTTTAGAGATATGCTAATAATGTGACGAAAGTCACACGGATACTGGTGTCCAATATGACACCTCTGGACACCTATAGTACTAGTGAGGGGCGTAATACAGGGAGCCCCTCCGTTACAAGGGTGTCAGCCCCTAGGCTGACCCCGCTAATAATGCCCTAACCTTCGGCTTCCGCCTTAGGGCTCCGCCTACGGTTAGGAAAGGAAGTTAGCGCAACACTCACCACAATCGGTGTTGCTTACTGCCTATGGAAAGAAAAAGAGAAACTGCGCTTTCAGTCAAAAGCGACCTCATTAAGCAGCAAGTGCTTGATTTCATCAAGCAGGGCTACTCAGTCCAGAAGGCTTGTGATGCGGTAGGTCGATCAATTAAGACCTATGAATACTGGCGCAAGACAGACGAGAACTTTGCTGTAGCGGTTGACCGCATCCGGTCTATGACCGCTCGGGGCGAACTTGGCTCTACCAAGGAAGTACCCCCATTTGAAATTTTTTCGGAAAAGTACTTGGGGACCAAGGTGTTCACACACCAACGCCACTGGATTGACTTACTGGAATCCCGCGAACCCCACGATGTTCACCCTTCGATTACCTTTAATCAGGGTGCCAAAGACTTAATCATCATCAATACCCCGCCTGAGCACGCCAAGTCCACAACTATCACCGTGAACTATGCCGTCTATCGGATATGCCAAAATCCGAACATCAGAATAATGATTGTGTCCAAGACACAGGCGATGGCCCAAAAGTTCCTGCTTGCCATAAAGAACAGACTAACGCATCCGCAATATCAGAATCTCCACCTCGACTTCGGTCCACCAGGTGGGTTTGAAAAGAACTCTGATTCCTGGAAGCAGGACCTCATTTACCTATCCTCAGATGCCCGTAACTCAGGCGAAAAGGACCCTACCGTTCAGGCTGTGGGTATCCGAGGACACATCTACGGCTCTCGTGCTGATTTAATCATTATGGATGACTGCGTTGACAATACGAACGCTCACGAGTACGAGAAGCAGATTGACTGGATTCAATCAGAAGTTATGTCGCGTATTGATAACGAGGATGGAAAGTTACTTGTTGTTGGAACTCGCCTACGGCCTCGTGACCTCTATTCAGAACTCCGCGACCCAATGCGATATCCAGACGAGGAATCCCCTTGGACTTACTTTGCTCAGCCAGCCGTTCTGGAGTTTTATGAGGAACCCGAAAAATGGGTAACTCTCTGGCCTCAGACGAATGTAGCCCCGAACTCAGGTAAAGGTATTCCTGATGATGACGGGATGTTTGTAAAATGGGATGGACCCGCACTCTTTAAAAAGCGCTCGCGCATCTCACCTAATCTATGGGCGATGGTTTACCAGCAGCAACAAGTCCACGAGGACTCTGTGTTCCCTGTTGATGCCGTGAAGGGTGTAATCAATGGAGCAAGAAATGTTGGACTTATTCCAAAGGGTAAGGCTGGAAACAGACCTCACGGGATGGATGGACTCATTGTTATTGCTGGGCTTGACCCTGCTGGAAGTGGGCACACAGCCGCCGTTTGTATTGGGCTGGATATTTCTACACAAAAGAGATACCTGTTGGATGTGTCTAATAGAGCAGGAATGAAACCTGACGAGATACGACAACTGATTAAAGACTGGACAGACAAGTACCGAGTTAACGAATGGCGTATTGAAAAAAATGCGTTTCAGACTATGTTGACTCAGGACAGAGAAGTAAGAGAATATCTTTCAGCCCACGGTTCGACACTGCGTGAACACCACACAGGACAGAATAAATGGGATGAGGACTTTGGTGTTGCCTCACTATCAACACTGTTCGATGGTTACGAAGAAGGTAACAACCTTATTGAGTTCCCATCCACTCACTCATCCGAAGGCATCAAGGCTCTCATAGAACAACTGGTTACTTGGTACCCAGATTCTCCCAAGGGCCAGAAGAAAGACTGCGTGATGGCGTTTTGGTTCGCAGAACTTGGATGCCGAGATAAGTTACAGACATCATCCATTTATGCGCGTTCGCATAATTCATACAGTATGTTCCACACAAGAGCCGATAAGAATAGACAAATTGTTATCAATGTCGGCGAGTTAATGGACTACGCAAACTAAGAAGGAGGCAAGTAATGGCACTGACTATTGATGAAATCAGAGTCCAGTATGACCGTTACCGCCGTTATTATGACGAGCGCGACCAACGGATGAACCAAGTTCTTATGGTTCGCCAAGGTCAAATGCGCGATGTATTCCCAGATTTGTTCCCAGATGGTCCATTCGAAAAGCCAATCGTTGCCAATATGATTGATATTGCTGCTAAGGACTTGTCTGAGGTTATTGCTCCTCTGCCTGCCTTTAACTGTAACTCAACCACGATGGTATCTGAAACCCTCCGCAAGAAGGCAGATAAGCGCCAAGAGATTGTTAATGGAATCATTGACTACTCAAACATCCAGAATCAAATGTATGTGGCTGCTGACCGCTATGTAACTTATGGATTCGTTCCAGTTCAGGTTGAGATTGACCCAGATGCACAGATGCCACGCATCCGCTTTATGGATTCTGTTGGTGCGTACCCAGTTGTTGACCGCTTCGGTCGAGTCAACCAGTACTTCCAGCGCTTCGACAAGTTTACCGAAGAACTAATGGCGGCATATCCTGAGATTGCCCACTTGATTTATGACAAGAACAACGCTTCTACTAAGACAGAGGTTGTTCGTTATCACGATAAAGACCAAGACATTCTGTTTCTACCTCAGAGGAGTGGTCTTATCCTAGACCGCGCTCCAAACCCAATGGGTGAGGTGATGATTCGCATTGTGCAGCGACCATCTATTGACGAGCAACACCGCGGTCAATTTGATGATGTGCTTGCCGTGCAGGTTGCAAAGGCGAGATACGCGCTTCTTTCATTAGAAGCAGCAACAAAAGCAGTACAGGCTCCGATTGCTACCCCAAATGATGTGCAGGAAATTGCCCTAGGACCTGATGCTGTAATGCGTTCAGCGAACCCTGAGAAGATTCGCCGTGTTGGACTTGATATGCCATCAAGCACCTTCCAGCAAGCACAATCTCTTGACAATGAATTGCGTAATGGCTCTCGTTATCCTGAGTCACGCACCGGAAATATGGATGCTTCCATCATTACTGGTCAGGGTGTTAAGGCTTTGATGGGTGGATTCGATACACAGGTCAAGGCAGCACAGGCAATCTTTGCCCGCACCTTTGTAGAACTCATCGGTCTTGCCCTTAAGACTGACGAAAAGATTTTTGCTAGTGTTGAAAAGACCCTCGAAGGTAACTTCGCTGGTACTCCTTATTCAATTAAGTACAAGCCAGCACGCGACATTGATGGTGACTACACCTGCGATGTTACATATGGCTTAATGGCAGGACTTGACCCTAACCGAGCACTTGTCTTTGGTTTGCAAGCCCGCGGCGATAAGTTGATTTCACGCGACTTCCTACGCCGTCAGATGCCATTTAACTTCAACGCCACGCAAGAAGAAGAAAAAGTGGAAACTGAAGAATTGCGGGATGCGATTAAGCAAGCGATTGCTTCTTACGCACAGGCTATACCAGCCCTTGCTTCACAAGGACAAGACCCAAGCGAGATTCTCTCTAAGTTGGCTCAGGTTATTTCTGACCGACAAAAGGGAACTGCTATTGAGGTCGCTGTTCAGAAAGCATTTGCTCCGCAACCAGTTCCCACCCCTGCTGAAAGTACCCCTGAGGCAGTAAGTCCCGCAGGGCAGCCAGGCGCGGAAGCGGCAGGTGGTGGGCAACTACCTCCAGGACTCGGTGAGTCTGGTCGTATGCAAGGTGTCGCTCCAGGTCAAATAACCCCAGGCGGCAGACCAGATATGCAAACACTTTTGGCAAGCCTAGGTTCAGGCGGACAGCCTAATTTACAGGCTGGCGTTGTCAAGAAGATACCAGTGATGGGATAAGAGGGGGTGAAATAAATATGGCAAAGTTCGGTGGTCCAAACAAGCCAGCAATCCAACCAGGAAAGACTCCTAAGCCAGCCAATCAAGGTGGCGCAGGTAAGGCAAATGTACAGCAGCCTACCAAGACAGGTGCACCTAAGGGTGGAAAGCCAGGTGCAACAGTAACAATGTTGACCAAGCAACCAAGCGGAACTCGTGGTTCCAAGAACGGTCCTCGTTCAGCAGGCAACTAAGTAGTTAAACCTGAGCAAGTTTTAAAACTGCTCATTATTTTTTAGAGCGCTCTTATAGCGGAAGGAAACGAATATGGCAGAGAACAGAGGCGGGAACCGCCCAACTGCACCACAGAACAATTATGGAGTTAGTGCTACTGGAGGCGCAGGCTCAAAGGGTGCAAAGCAACCTATTCGTTATACCGCAGGTATGGACAATGCTGCAGAGTATCAAGATATGCAGTCATCAGCGCCAATGGCACAATCAGGTGTTCAACTTCCTACAGGCCGCGGTGGAGCAGGTGCTCCCGTTATGCCAATGGATAAGCCATTAACACCACTTAGCGCTCCCACTGAGCGCCCAGAAGAACCAGTTACCGCAGGCGCAGCATTAGGGCCAGGACCTGGAACTGAAGCATTAACTGCTCCAGCAATTCTTGCTGCACAGAACAATCAAGACTATGCAAAACTTGCAACATATCTTCCAGTTTATGCAAAAATTGCTGATGCACCAACAACAACAAATGCTTTTCGTAATTTTTATCGCTATCTCCGCACTCAAGTTAATAACCCACAACAGGTTCAACAATGAGTTGGTGGAGTGGCGTTAGTGATGCCGTCAAGAAAGTTGGCGACTTCACTGGTATTACAGGTTTAGTTCACGACATTGCCAATGCTGGTCACAATAGCGACCCTTGGTATGTCGATGGAATGAACATTGTCAAAGACATTGGAACTATTGGAACTACTCCAGTTCGTGCTGCCGTAAAAGGTTTTTTGGCTGCTGGTCAAGAGTCATACAAAATTGGTGGCTACGCTCGTCAGGCTATTGAGCAAGGCATCCTTGATACCCCACTTATGTACAATAAGTTTAAGAATCAAGACGAATCTTATGATGAATACAAACAGCGCGTTAATGCTAACAAAGACCAAATCTCTTTAGGTCAGGCTGCTCTCTCACTTTTTTCTCCAGGTAAGAATACAGGCGATAATAACGCTCTGTATAAGGATGACTGGACTGCTAATAACTTGCGCTTTATGTCTAAAGGTTTTGATATCTTCAACCCCGATGATAGGCAAAAGGCTTTTAACAATGAGTTTGCTGGACACTTTATTACTGGTGCTACAGACTTAACAGCATCGACAGTTATTGACCCGCTTACAGTTACTGGCTTTCTTGGTAAAGGTGCAGTCCTTGTTTCTAAAGGTGCAATGCTTGATCAAGTTACAGGCAAAGCAACTCGTTTAGCATTTGGTAAGTTCCTTGCTACACCTGAGAGTCTAGGCAAAGACCTAGCAAAAGGTCTTGGAGAACTTAAAGAAGCAGAAACAAATCCAAATGTTGTTCTTGGTCAAAGCGCTAAAGACATTCAATTCCTTGCAAATACAGATGCTAAAAGTCAATACACATACTGGGATAAGAAAAGAGTTACCAACCCAGATGCTATGGCATATCTCTTTGGAGAAGCAAAGACACCTCAAGAAGTTGTTGATACCTACAACGCCATATTGCTTAAGGATTCAAACGCAATCTCAAAGTTGCTTGAAGCAGGAGATGCTGAACGCGAACAAGTTTTTAACCAACTCAGTGATTTGCCAAAAGAGCACCGCGAGGCGCTAGAAGGCAACCTTGAAGGCGATGTAGTTACTCACCCACTGTACAACCAGTCAATGAGCCAATACCTTACTAAGCAACTTTCTAACCCAGATAACCAAGCATACCGCGAGGCTATGGACAAGGTTTTAACTGGTGGAGAAATCAAGTACGGTATTTCCAAGGGCTTTCGTGCAGGTTCAGCAATCAGCGCTGCCGAACGCGACACTGCTCGTACATTTACTTCTCCTGATTATTATGTGCATCAGCCTACTTCGTTGCACCCACTTGTTAAAGTTTATGACTTCTTTACCAAAGACCGCCCAAGTGGAACATTCCAAGTTAACGATGCTGACTCATACAAAGATTTTAACATTTGGCTTCGTGAAGCAAATGACCTATCAAAGGGTACATTCGGTGAAAAAGCACAAGTTTATGCTGATAAATATTTAAACGCTCAGTCAACTGGTGATAGGTTCAATATCATTAAGCAGGCTGAAAACGATGCTATGGGTCATTTATTCCCTGACTACAGTCGTGAGCAACTAGATAAGATTTATGCAATCTTTGACTCACGCCGTCAGAGTGTTATCAACCGTATGAAAGACCAAGGCTTTGTTTCTCATTTTAATGGCAACCAAGTTGAGCACGCACAGATTCCATTGCTACAGCGCGAAGGTGCCAACACAGTCGTAACTGCAGACCTGCGCCGTCTTAAGAATGGTATTGATGCTCACTCAGCAATCTTGCCAAATGTCCTTAGCGGTGTTTCAGTAGGCGATATTGCTATGCGTACTGACCGTGCTATGAAAGCACTTGATACAGTTAACGATATCTTTAAGACTTCCGTACTTCTTCGCCTTGGTTACACCACTCGTAACCTTGCAGAAGCAGGACTCTCTATCGCAGCAAAGGGTGCAGCGCTTCCAGCGATTGCAGCAGCGGGCGGTAAAGATGCAGTTGCTCGCTTTTTCAACAACCGCGCAACAGGATTCCAACGCCTAAGCGACAGCGTTAATGTAATGCTTGGTCGCAGGGAAAATGTATCTCAATTACAGAGAAGTATTGCAGATGTAACTGACCAACTTCGTTCAGTCAGTATGAGCAAGCGCAACATCTCAAAGGCTCTCTATAACCAGATTGTTGAGATTGAGCGCAATATTAAAGAGCGTGGAGTAGGAACTCTTGCCGAAGGCGTAGAGGGTCCAACCACACGAGAAGCAGATGCTCTTAAGCGTTTACACGAAGCCTTTGCTGATGCTCAAGCACAAAGCCTTTACCACGGAAGTCCAAACTCTGAGTTCGAGTTTGACTCAAGCAAGCCTATTGCTTTGACTGGTTCTCAGTCTGTTGCCAAGAACTATGCAACAATGGACACACCAGTTGGTATTGAGAACTATCTCAAGGGCGGTATGCCTGCTTCTATTCGTGGCGTTACCGGTAAAGGTATCGAATCTGCTCGCCCAACTGCTTTAGGTGGCGATGTTACCAAGCGTATGACCACCACAGAGTTCAATGCTCTTAAGTCGTATGTAGAGAATATTGGCACTGGCACTGTTCCTGTTGATACACAAAACAAACTTCGTAACCTTACAAAGCATTGGGTTAAAGAGTTCACTCTTAATAGTGAAGAAACTCATCACTATACTCAACTCAAAGATGCAATTAAACGCAGTGTTATTGACCAACCAATGACTCTTCATCGCTCAACTCGTTCATCTGATTTTGCTGGCGCAAAAGTTGGCGATGTAATTACTGACAAAGCATTTGTTTCTACATCAAAAGAAAAAGGCGTAGCAACAAATAAAACAATTACTGATGGTAATAATATTCAACTTGTTATTCAGACCCCAAAGGGAACGCCTGGACTTGATGTAAATAATGTTTACGAAGGCTTTGGCAAGAAAAACGGATACCAAGATGAGCAAGAAGTATTACTTGCACCTGGTTTAAAATACAAAGTACTTAAAGTAGAACCCAATCTTGAATCTCCACGCAGAGATGCAAAACTTATTACAGTAGAAATCTTGCCTTCTGCCAAGCCAACAGCACGCGGTGCTGATGAAGTTATGAACGCTGGCGAGGCTATGAAACAGGATATGGCTAAGGCTCACGACATTGGTCACTCTGTCTATATGCGCCAAGCCGACAACAAGACTTTCCATAAAGTTAACTCTGCTTATATTCAGAGCCTTAACCCAAGCAAACTTGAGCGTGCTGTATTCCGCGTTAAACAAGATGTTGGTTCTGTCCATAATGTAACTCTTTATGGCAAGCCACTTAACATCACAGATTTTAAGACACTTCCAGAAGAACTTAAAGGCCGCTTTGGTAATGTCACTAACCTACGCAACTGGATTGCGGATAAGGGTTGGCAAGACAAGAACGACCCAATCTTTAAGTATCTACGCGACAATGGCTATGGCAGCGTAAATGTTCCAGACGATGTGCGCGCTGGTGGCGTAAGCACAATCGCTTTGCCTGAGGCCGTAGGTGCCGCTGGTCGTAAGCGCCAAATAGATTTACACATTGAGGAACTTCGCAACAGGGCTCTTGCTGCTGCACCAGAAGATGCACTTGCTGGTGAAGAGCAAATGGCTGCAACCTCTGCTGAGCGCCGTGGACTTATTACCAGAGTTCGTAAGGCTCAGCGTTCAGGTCTTAGGGACCGAGCAGTTTCTCCTTATTACAGCATTGATAGTGCAAACACTGCAATTAACAATGGTGTACACGAAGCAATCAATGAACTTGCTCAGCGCGAAATGGCTCTTCACACCCACCTTGATGACCTTGGTTCGCGTTTAGGCGCAAGCCTTAGCCGTGCTGAGTCGAACGCAGTCAAGCAACGCCTTGGCTACGGTTCAATGGAATACGAAGCCAATGGTGTCAAGTACAAATTGCCTAAGGCTTTCGAAGGCGCTACTTGGTTTATGGGTCGTACCTCAGCCGAAGATTCTTGGATGAATCAAATTGGCTCACAGGAGATGGCACATCTTACTGGACAGGGTGCACGCTCTGTACGCCTTGTAAAGCCTAATGACCCACGCTACTTTGAGGCTTGGTCAAACATTCTTAATATGCACTTCCGTGACCCTGAAACTGGCATTATTGACCCAGTGGTTGAGCAGATTCTTGGCGGAAAGAACGACAAGCAAATCCTTAACTGGATGACTAGAACTGATAAAGGTCGTTACTATGCTAACGATACTTACACACAGGTAGGCAATGGCTATGGCTTTGGTGCTTTGCGCCGTGGCGAACTTGATGAACACCTTGCAGAGAAAATTGCACAGGCTCGTCAGTCTGTTAAGTTGTACATTCCAGATGAGGAAACTGCTCAGTTGTTGCAAAAGACAACAGAAGAAGGTAAGCCAGTTACTGGCGCAACCATCCAGCAGTTCTTAACTGATAAGTTCTCTCGTAACCCTGAGAACCTACAGCCAATCAACGGCTTGTTAGTTACTACTTCTAAAGAGTACAAGGACCAAGAGCGCCTTGTAGATACCTTTAACCGCCGTGTAATGCGCTTCTTAGGCTCAATGCCAGAAGATGTGTTTGCTCGTCACCCACTTGTTTCAGGAATCTACGAGCGCCAACTTAAACTTTCTATTGCTAAGATGGCAGCAGCCAAAGGAACAGAAGCCCTTACCGCTGATGAGATTAACCGAGCAGTTGTAGCCAGCCGTGAGTGGGCACGCCGTGAGGCAGAGAAAACACTCTTCACAATCGTTCGCCGTACAGGTGCATCATCTAGCCGAACAATGAAGTTACTCTTTCCATTCTACGCAGCGTATGAAAATACGCTCAAGCGTTGGGGTGGAATGATTGCTGACAACCCATCAATCGCATCCAACATTAGCCGTGACATTTCACAGGTTATTGGTGGTCAGGATGTTGTAGATAGCAATGGCAATAAAGTAACTGATGCCACCAAGATGTCTGCCAATGATAACCTCATTGTCAGAGTACCACAGGGATTCATCGATTCCTTGCCTGGCGCTTGGAAAGATGTGGCTAACAATGCGTTTAAACAGATTCAGATTCCTTTGAGCAGCCTTGATGTAATTACACAGGGTCAGCCAGGAAACCCAGGCTTAGGACCATTTGCAACCCTTCCTGCCTATATGATTCTCAAGGATAAGCCAGAAGCAGAACAGGCACTCGCTCCGTTTTTCCCTGCTGGTCAACCACAGTCTGCTGTGGATATGTTCTTGCCATCGGTTCTACGCCGACTTAAGACAGCCTATGGCAACGATGGTCTGTATGTTCGTACCTTCAATCAAATGCTGCGCTACGAAACTTACAATTACAATCAGGGCAAGCGTACCGATGCTCCTACAATGGAAGAGGTTGCAGACAAGACTCGCAAGTTTTTCTTGCTTCGTGCTTTGCAGTCCATCACATTGCCAGTATCTGTATCGCCCGAGTTAGACTTTTATGCTCAGCAGTACCGTCAGTTCCAGAACTTATATCCACCAAAGCAAGACCCTGCCACAGGCAAGATGGTTTACGGCGAGGCAGATGCTAAGTTCTTGCAACAGTACCCTGACTTCTTTGCGGCTACTATCAGCCTCTCAAAGAACCCAGGCGGTATTGAGCCAAGCATTGGCACAGTGCAGAACCTTAAGAAGTTCAGCAACCTTATGTCTGTAGCACAGGCTCAGGGCGACCCTGAACTTATGGGCTTCCATGCTAATGATGGCGATAACAAGTACACATTCAGTCAGGCTGCTTATCAATGGATGTATAGCCACGGCTCTATCCCAGGCGCTGCTAATACATACTTGCAAAATCGCAACCCTGCAGAACTTGTGCGTGATTCCAATATCAAACAAGGCTGGACTGAGTACCAGTCATTGGCAAGTCAAATAGATACATACAAGATTTCTAATAACATTGTGTCTAACACTGACCCATTGATGAAAAATATGAACGCTGCCAAAAAATTGTGGCTTGAACAGATGAAAACCAATAACCCTGATTGGTACGCAGCATACATCTCTCCTGACCGAGGCAAGTATATGCGCCGAGCAGCGGTGCTTGAGCAGGCTATCAATGACCCTAAGTGGATGAAGCAGAATGGCAACCGCCCAGTAATTAAGAATGTTGCTTTATATCTTGATTACCGTAAGCAACTTGCCAATGTTCTTGCATCTCGTCAAGCAGCAGGTGGTTCATCAAGCATAAGTGCCAATTCAAATGCAGATGTTGCTTATGTACTAGACAAAGTAAGGACTCAACTTTCTGCAGAAAATGTTGAGTTTGGCGATTTCCTTAATAGGTATTTTCCCAACGACCCAGTGACGGTGTAAAATGACAGATACAAAAAAGACTACTGGCACAACTATTCAGACTGCCAAAACATCATCACCTGATGTAAAGACTCTTCTTGACCAAGTTGCAAAAATGGGTGTTGGTAAGACTAGCACTGGAACAGTTAACCCATATACACCACAAGATGCTGATGCCACTATCCAAGATATGTACCAGCAACTCCTTGGGCGTAATGCAATGGGTGCTGAATACCAACGCGCTTTGCAGGTTTACAATTCTCAATCAGCACAGACTGGCTATCAGGGTCGTGGACAAGCCATTGAGAATATCATTCAGAGCACCCCTGAATATCAGGCTCGCTCACAGAACCAATGGCTAGAAACTATCTATAATGACTTAGCAACCAAGATGGCGAGGGCTCGATAAGTGGCACAAACACCATATTCAGTTAAACTGAATCAAGCCTATCAAAGTGTACAGACACTTGAGGATACCCTTCGCTCTATTCAAGATACTTCTTCTAAGCCATACAAAGATATTCTTAAGCAACTTCAAGATGCTAACAAAGAATATGCTGATTTACAGAAGCAAGAATCTGACTGGAAAAAATCTCAAGCAAAGTCAAAAGACCTTAACAATGCTAAGGAATTGCAAAGAGAATTAGATATTGCTAACGCCAGTGGTGATACAGCAAAAATTAAAGACCTTGCTGGACAGATTACAAAACTTGGCGGTACTCCTTATGATGCCAATGGTAATGCGATTGACCCTAAAACTGGAACAGCAGCAAAACCTAAAGTTAGTGGAACTCCTACTGTAACTGGTGGTGCTGGAGCCACAACAACATCTACTCCTCAACCAATTTCTAAATTGCCAGTATTTGCAAAAGTATCTGGAACCAATATTGTTGATATGAATGGCAAAGTCATTGGCACAACCGATGGCAAAACATTTACTATGAACACTGGAGTAACCTCTGCAACTAGTGGTAAACCTACCATAACAGGCGCTGGTGCTGGAGCAGGTACTGGTACTGGTGGTACAGGTGTTACTGGAGGATTAACTCTTGCTGACCCTAAAACTGCTTGGATTAACTACCTACAGACAGCCTTTAATGCAGACCCATCTACTGGTGGACCTGATGCCAAATCAAAAGCACAGATTGATGCAATCTTTAAAGATGCTCAGGCTGGCGTTTATACAGAAGCAACATTCTTGCAGGCTCTTGACCAGGTTCCTTGGTGGAACCAAATGGGTCCAAGTATGCAAAGTTTCTTCCTTGAAACTCACGACAAATCTAAGGTTGGTTTTTACAACGAGCAGTTAACAAATGCCAAGTCAAAGATTCAAGCGACTCTTGCCAACCTAGGCGTTGACCTTAATAATGTTGACCCAGTTACTGGCAAGATTATTGATACAACTAAAACTTTAAATGGTATTGCTATGGAAGCCATTAAGAACAACTGGCTTGCAGACCAAAATGGTATGAATCAACTTGAGCATTACCTTGCAACTAATGCTTCTTTGATGTTCACAAAGGGTGGAGTAATCCAAAGCAATTTGGATACCATCAAGCAAGAGGCTCATCTTTATGGTATTAACCTTGATGACACTATGCAAAAAACTATTCAGTCAGACCTTGTTGACCCAACAAGCGCACGCGATGCTAATTACTGGAAGTCACAGATGAAGAACTTGGCAATGGACCAGTACAAGCCATTTGCTGCATCTATCAAAGATGGTTCTACCTTGTATCAGGCTACCTATAATTACCGCACACAGATGGCTAACCTTCTGGAAACATCGCCAGATAACATTACTTGGAGCGATTTAATGGGTGGCGTTATTGACTCTACTACAGGTAATGCTCGCACTCAGGCTGACTTTACCAAGCAGGTAAAGAATAATCCGCTATGGCAATACACGCAGAACGCTAAAGATACATACACATCCCTAGGTGAGAACCTAATGAAAGAGTTTGGATTCGTAGGCTAATGGCAGCAATCATTGATAATCTAGACCCTAGTGAGCGTTCAGCGCTTAATCGCGCTCAAGCAAACGCTGCTTCAAGAGCAGCAGCGCCAGCAACGGCACCAGTAATTACAAGTCCTGCTGCTGCTGGTCTTACAGATGTACAAATTGAGCGTAAAATAGCAGAGGCTGCAGCAGGTTCTGCAACTCCTCCCCCACCTACGCCACCTACGCCAACACCTAAACTTTCAACTAATCAAAAAATTGCCCAGACTATTGCAGACTATGCTGCTGCTAATCCTCCAGGAGCACACCAGCATTACGGCGCAACACTTGATGCCAATGGCGTACCTCGTCTTTATTGGGATACTGGTTGGAGCGCTAATGGTCCAGTTGGTGGTACCAGTTCAACACCAGTAACTGGTGGTGGAGGCAGTGGTTCGGGTTCGGTAAATGGCAGTGGCTCAGGTAGTGGTTCAGGCAGTGGCTCTGGAAGTGGAAGCACTACAGCAGCAGATAACGCAGCACTTATTGCTACAACAAAGCAAGAAGGTGTGCGCACAGCGCTACAAGACCTTACTGCTCAACTTGCAGGAGTTGGTCTTAAGGGGCTTGTGGATGTTATCAATGCCGCTATTCTCAATAACCAAACTGCTGCACAGATTGCAGATACTGTTCGCGGAAGCACAGAATATCAAAATCGTTTTCCTGGTATGAAAGCACTTTCTGCCAAAGGACAGGCTATTAGCGAGGCTCAGTACATCCAGAACGAACAGGGATATACACAGACCCTTCACGCCTACGGATTAGATACTGGAACATTTGCTTCAACCTCAGCCCTTGGCGAGTACATTGCTAACCAAGTATCGCCATCAGAGTTTAATGCTCGCGTAGATGCAGCGGCTAACCGCGTAGAGAAGAACCCAGATGTTCTTGCATCACTCCAGAACTTCTACAATGTAGATAAGGCTACAGCCATTGGCTATATCCTTGACCCTAAGAAGGGTATGGACCTCATCAACAAGCAGGTTCGCGCATCTGAAATTGGTGCTGCAGCATCTGCTGCTTCATACAAGTTTAACCTTGATGTGACACAAGCAGAAAGCCTTGTGCCTCAGATTGGTCAAGAGGACCTTGCATCCCTTAAGAAGGAGTTTGGTACTGCTGGCCTCGAGGCTCAGACACAGAGCAGACTCGCTGCTATTGAAGGCAGTGCATACGATGCTAACCAAGCAATTCAGTCTGCTGTCGTAGGTAATGCCCAAGCACAACTTGAATCACAACGCAGAGCCCAACGCGAATCACAAACGCGCTTTGGCGGAGCGGGTTCAACCATATCGCGCACCTCAACAGTAGGCGCAATTTAGTATCCCCACCGTGACCGACCAGCCCACGGGGGTGTAAAAGTCTGGTAGCAATAGCCAACATTGGTTTCCCCAAACAGTGTTGTGGATTGCGAATACAACTAACAAGGGAGATAGGTAGATGGCTACCAATTATGAATACGATGACGAAGATGATTTCACAGAGGAATCAGGCGATGTCGTCAAGCAACTGCGTAAAGTAAACCGCACGCTCGAGAAGCGCTTGAAGGAACTTGAAACAGAATCAATTACGCTTAAGACACAATCTCGTCAGCGTATCGTCAAGGATGTACTAACTCAAAAAGGAATCAACCCTAAGGTTGCAGCCTTCATTCCGCAGGACCTCGACTCTTCTGAGGAAGCAATCACTAATTGGATTAACGAATATGGTGATGTTTTCGGAGTCAATAACAACGCGGAGCAATCTAATCAGGAGCAAGGTAAGGCTTCAACACCTGACCTTAGCGCAAATAGCCGTATTAACAATGTTGTTAATACTGGTATGCCAAGCACACCTGATGAAGATTCACTGGCAAAAATCCTTAATGCTAAATCAGCAGAAGAGTTAAATGCCATCCTTGGTATTTCAGTTATTTAAACAAACTACCAATCACCAGGAGGTGAACTAAATGGCATACACAGA